TGAGTCTGAATCAGACCCTTCGCTCTCTCGAAGAGGTTCTTGAAGTTTTTTACAAGACCCTCAAAATTCTCTTCAAATATAATTGTTGCAATCTTAGCAAGTTGATTATTAGTAAGCTCATCAAAAGTAGGCTTTTCATTTTCATCCACAACAAAGTCAATCAATTCCATAATGTGCTTACCAATAAAATTCTGAATAAAATCAATAGCAGTTTTTTCATCAGTCAGGTTATTGAGATCATACTCACCACCCTGAAGTTCATTAAAAACATTTGATACATATTCAGCAAATTGAAACTGATCACTAATTGATAAAGGATAAACATTGATAGTTCGAACTTCTCGAACACCAATATCAACCTTTTTGATGTCAGGATTTAATTTCTTTGAATCATTTCTGTTAGCTTGACTTTTTTTAGCCATAAGACTCCTCCAATTGGATTGATTTTTTATATTTTGATCTCAGAATGAGTTGATGATTACAAAATTTTGTATTGGTAGGTTAAGCCCTCCCACTCTCATGAGAGGGCTATTAGTTTAAATTAAGCAGTGGATTGGAATATAATATTCCCCAGTGGTTTAGCATCCCAAGCAGTTACTTCACCGCTCCATACATCATTTGTAGCAATCTTAGATTCAAATGTGATCGGAACAGTAGCATTATCTTCAGCAGCAAGAGAAAGATCCATACTGGAAGTAACCTGCGCCCTCGGAAAGATAATAACCATTTCATTTTCCTTGTCAGGATAAGTATAGATAGCTTCCATCCTAACATAATCAGGTTGCTCAATAGTACCAAGAGAAATCTCTCCACTATGAGAACCAAATTCACTACCAGAAGAAGCGTCAATTCCCCTGGCAATAGCCAAGTTCTGAGCACTTATTTCTTCGATTTCACATTCAAGAGAAGCACTTTCTCTCAATGGCACAACCAAGTCTTCCAACATTGGAAATCCAGATTCATGCCTCCAATATTCAACACTGGAAGAAAAACTAGTACTAGACAAAGAACCAAGAGAATCATTAGTTCTATCCAATACCTGAGTATCACTATCTGCATTATCTGAAGCATTTCCAACCAGAATCCTTGCCAGCCCCAATGCAATGGTGCTGGTATCTCTGGTCAGTGGTCCTGTTTGTGTAATAGCCATATTTATAACCTCCTAATTTTTATTGATTCTCATCATCGTTAGGAAAAAAACTTATAGTATTTGTTTTCCTACAAGACTTCCTCAAACATTTTATTTTAATAGACCCACTTATTTCCATATCAACTACAGGCTGATTTGTATTATCCTTACCAAATTTGAAAATAAATATTCCATTCGGTTTTCGCTTGATAAGTTTTTTACCACAATATCTACATCTAAACCAACTATCATTTAGCATTTTGCACCCCACTTCAAAGTACAAACTATGCTTATCATTTTTGACTCATCGCTTACATGTCGAATTCCATCTTCATAATCAATGTAGATCATAGCACCACCGAATTTGGTCATGGTTTCATCATACAAATCCATATGACCTGTTAGAAGATAACTCATTATATTATCTCTGATCTCATTTATCTTATTTCCCTCTGTATCTTTCCTAGTGAATATATAAATTGATAAATCAACTAGACTCACTACATTAGGTTCAAGATTTTCGATCAAAATGTTTATCCAATTATCTGTATCCTGATTTTCAGGAGGTGAAAATTCCTTATCAAATACAACATTATATCCATGATTAGAATAAAGACTATCCAAAAAGAATTTCTTTATTGAAGTGGATATATTTTGTCTCTTTAAACTTGCGTCCATGTTTAGTCCTTAACCTTTTCGGTTATTTCATCAAGCTGTGGATATAATGTCTGCTCCAAATACTGCAAAGCCTCATGAAGTTCCGGATTCACATCTTTATTATAATCAATCGGAGTTATATAATCAATAATATTCTTGAGATAGTGAATTTGTTGCAAAGAAAGTTCAAAGATTACATATGTATCTCTAGGCTCTATACTAAGGACTTTCATTTATTCCTCCTTCGGATTGCTATTTTACTCTGCCATATTTAGTGTAGTATTCATTCGGACTTACATCTCTCCAATAATCACCACATAAATAAGCAAATTTTTTCATATTGTTCTCAAAATCTTCTTTAAGAGTTTCTCTAATCACTTCAGGAAATCTAGTTCGCATATATTCATCAAAAGATGGGTAAAACCAAGGTCTAGCTGGTTGTGTTCTAGTTCCGAATTCCAAATAAGCAGCATATTCTTGGATTTGAGTCGCACTGCCTATCTTAACCTTTCTACCTTCTCTATTAACTATAAATTTAGAAGCTCTAGCTTTACTCGAAATACCTACTCTATAACCTTTAGTCTTTCCAGCTCTATGAAATTCAATCGCATCCATTAAAGAGCCAGTTGCAATTCCTTTTCTCTCATCCAAACCATATCTTTGTTTTACTTCTCTCCAACTCCGCGATAAAGGAGATGTTCCTGAAAATGCTGATTGATCTGCAACTCTAGCTCTTATATATGCTGATATTTCCTTGGCTAATTTTCTTGATAAAACCCCACCTTGATATTCACTCACCCAATAGATCAAACCATCTCTAGCTTCATCTATATAATGAGAACAATAAGCAGCCCAAGCTGCAATTCGACCAACATCTTCATATCCTTTAAAAGCAATTGGATTAGGCATGAATTATTCCCTATTGTCTTTTTCCACTCTACAAATTTTCACATTCTCAAGTCTTCTTGGTTCAATTGACTTAATCTGATATTTTTCATCAGCAGAAACTTCGAATCTATCATCAGACTGAACATCAACATCACCAGAAATAAACAAATTCGGATTCATAGTATATATTTCAGCATAGTCTTGTGAATCTACTGATCTATCATTTATATCTCCAACAAAAAGAGCAGATTCACCGCTTGCAATTGTATTCCATTCTTCGATAAGATTATAATTATCATCTCTTCCAGTGGTTTGCTTTCTCTTAATATCTCCAGTTATATTGCACTTATAAAGAACTGATTCTATTGTTACTAATTTGTTTTTAAACCTAGTTTTATTACTAGACACTATTAAATATTTCGATCCATCATCAACAAATTCAACCAAATCACCTGGATCAGCATTAGTATTATAACCGAAAGTAGATTCAATCATATGCTGACCATAAAATGGTGCTGTATCATTCGGATTGATCTCATAATCTATATATTCAAGAGTTGGATCAGAATCATCATGTTTAATAATTCTAACTTCGGTTCCTATTTTCTGAAGAACTCTCTCTATATTCTCTGAAACAGGCATTTAATAAACCCTTTTTCCAAAAATATTATAATAAAGATTATTACCTAAATACTGACCGAATAGTTCTTCAGGACTAGCATTAGCAAAGATCGGGTCTTCATTCAATGCATCATAAAATTCCTGATCCAACTCTTGTATTAGTCGGTTAAAATGTTCGAATCTCTGATTTAAACTTATCTGTTTATAGCGAAACTCATCAGCAGCACTGTTTCGGATAATATCCAATGAGTGCCTTTTCCCCCTTTGAACAGACCAATACTTCTTCTTGGTATCTTCTATAGGATAATCCCATCCTAATTCATAGAGAGCCTGAAGAGCAGCATGTTCATACTCTTCAGGCTCCAACAAGGAGGAAGAAGCACCAAGGGAAGTCTTTATTAAATCAATGAATTCTTCAGAACTCTCAATTGACATTATTTCTTCCTTCTACCTGATTTTTTGGTTGAAGAAGTAGTCGTAGATTCAGTATTAGAGGTTTCGACTTCGGTTTTTGCCACATCTTCATCAGATGTAGTAGTTTCCATAGTCTTAGGTCGATCATCTTTAATTACATTAACTGTCCTTCGACCTAATTCAACTTCTCTGAGTACCTCAGGAGGGATCTCCATTTTTCTATCATCAAACCTCGCAGCTCTGATTATTCTGTTATCCCTCTTTCTCTTGAGATTGACCAACAAATCAACTATCATTGATTACCTCCTATTCTGTGACCAATATTTTCACAGTTGCGTGTATATCCTGCATTTCTGTGTCAGGAGTGGTTCTAGTTAGATTCAAATCAAGGGAAATCCTATCTCCTCTTGATACACTAGGATCTGAAAAAGTGGGTTTGTTAGCTACTTGTGCAGTAGATGTTTCTCCACTTACACCTGTAATAGTGGGATTCGTATCTACTACAGAACTGCCATTGACCTTAACATCACCAGAAAGTTCAAGATCGTCAACATCATCCCTTCCCTGGTCTCCAGCAGACAGAACAACATCAGTGATCTTGCCATTTGCATGGGCGACAGCCCCCATGAGACTGCCGCTTACACCAGAAGTAAAATCTCCACTGCTAGTATATGTAAAGGTCTGCACAGACAGTTCTTTGTCCTCAGCAGCTTTCAAAACACTTTTTTCAAATCCCACACTAGGATACAATTCATTAGGCATAGTTACCTCCTATGGGGATTTAGTTTACTTTACTGTGAGGGTGAATATAGCGTCCGGATTATAAAGGACCGGTAATCCCTTCGACTGTACTCTGATCCAATAGCCATCTGGATCAAATTCCTCGGTCCCATCTACAGTCATTCCAAAGTTCCTGTCATTGCCAAAAGGAGCATTCATAAACTCAGCAATACTTTCACCTTCAACAGTATCAACATACATCGTCAGCTTATTGTCAGGCAGGAATTTCTTCCGCATAACAATCTTAGCTTGTCCAGCCTTATAGCTATTGGACAACCCACTATCAATAGTGATGGTGTCACTAGTCTTGTCTACAGAACTGATGGTGAACTCTTCATAATCAAAAGGATCAGTAAGGTCATAAACCCTTACAGTCTCATCAGATTCGAAGTCAGTTGCATCATCAATATTCAAGGTGGTAGCACCAGAACTTACATCCTGAGTCAAGAAAGCAGTGATTTCCATGATCTGATCATAAACAGTCAAGGTTCCAAGACCAAACAATTGACCAAGAACCTGTGCCGGTCTAGTGAACAAATCACCATTACCAAAAGCACTTTCTTGCAGCATGGTCTGGAGATCACCATTAAACATCAGGACTCTAAGCAGATCACTGTTGATCATGGTTTCGGTCGGTTCCTTGCCAATATCATCAACAAAGGTCTTCCTAGCATCATAAATGTCCTGAATCGGAGTGGCAGTAGCACCAGGTTCATTATTAGCATCGTCCCACCACACATCATCACCGGTCAAAGTGACTTTATGGGTAGAGGGAATACCATAATCAACAGTAAACTTACTTCCACCTTGAACTTGATAAGAAAAAGTTCCATCAAAGAACATCTTAGCAAGCATCCACTCACGCCTACGTTGACACCTATTCCTCAGTTTATTCTGATTCCTTGCAAGCTGCCTTTCAGCAGTAAACCTCTGACTTTGAGTCAAAGGCTCACGCAAGTTGTTCATCATAACTTCATCTATAAACATCTTTTCCTTCCAGTATGCAGCCCTTGCACTGCCTTCGCTGAACATTCCCTCGTCTCCAACTGTAGGAGCAGGAGAACCAGGAGCAACAAAGGGAGTCATGCCAGCAGTGCCATACTCCATTGCCCAACGAATGGTGTCGGACTCATAATTCTGAGAAGGAAATCTATTGCTGAGCAAAAAATCAGCAGATGGCGTAATACTCCGAAGAGTCTTAGCCAATACTTCATTCCTAAGTAACTTAGGTATACCTTTACCAACTGTCATATTTATAACCTCCTATTTTTTACTTGATAATATAAAACTGACCATCTTCGGTGATGTCACTAAAGCTAGACAGAGCATTCGCATCCATATTCGGAACACCACTCTGATAAATTACAGCATTAGAAACCACTACAGAAGTCAGTCCACCGTTATTGTTTTCCACTCCAGTTACATTATGAGCATCAGTAATATAAACAGGAGTATCAGCTCCCTTCAGATACACATTGGCGTCATTGGATACCTTATAATCACTAGAAGGAGAAGCAGTCAAAGTAATCAATGCCCTGTGCTGATCCTCATACCTAGCAATGGTATCTATAGTAGCTTCTTCATTTCCACCAGTATCCTTAATGACTATAGTATCGCCTTCAGCAAACTTGTAGGAGTCCTCTATAGTCAAGTAGAAAGTAGTGTCAGAATCAGCACTTCCATTACAATCATTGAGCAATGTGGCATTACCAACATTGTTCAAATTAATGGAACTCTGTTCTACATAGGGAACCAAACTATCAGTATTGGAATCCTGAGCAAGAATGGTTCCCATTTCTACTTCACCATACCCGCCGCGCATGGTCTTTTCCAGAAGCAAAGCCACTTCTCTCTGAGAGAAGAAAAGCTTCTTCATTACATATCTTGTGTAGCCGGTAAGATTCTGCTGAGGAACATCACCACCAAGACCGGCATCAGTTGCAAATCTCTGATACAAATTCATATTTAAACCTCCTAAATTTTATTTATTTATTACTCATTCTGACCCTGACCAATGTAATCCAACATCCTGCTCACATCACTGTCTACATCATTGCTGTCAGAACTTTCAAAGTTATTGGATTGTTCACCAGAAGCCAAACCAATTACAGGAGAGCTGTAAGCCTTGGAAAGATTTTCTTCCCAATCATTGATTTCATTCTTTATAGCTTCCTTGAACTCCTCTACCTTAATCCCTTCACTATCATTTTCTACAAAATCCTGATAGTTCATCTGCTTCTTAACCTTTTCATGCAGATAAACAGGAATGTTGCTAGCATTAAGAGACTGATCTATTAGATCCTGAGCAAAAGCTTGCCTTTCTTTCTCAATTCGAATGGTCTCGTTCCTTTCCAACTGAGCAAGTCTCTGCTCATAACCTTTGTTCTGATCCTTGAGTTCCTCGATCTGCCTATCCTTGTCAGATGTGGAAGCTTCAAGATTCTTCTGAATTTCAGAAGCCAGAACTTCATACAATTGGGGCAGATGTTGCTTAAAAGATTCAACATCCTTAATTGCCTCAGCAAATTCCCCTGCGAAACCATTATAAAGTTCAGGGTAATTTTCCTTAAATTCGGCTAGATTTTTAATATCCATATTGTCCTCCTCTTCATTATTTTTGCTTTCACTCCAATGTTTATTGAAAAGCTTATCAGCTTTATCATAAACATCCTGAGGTCCATGTTGTGCCGCATATGCCTTAGCAGAGCTAAGTGCATTTTTATTCAATTTTTTAGTATTCGGATTGACTACCGGATAACTAAAAAGAACACTCCATTCATCTGTATTTGTTCTTCCATTCAAAGTGAGATTTTTAATCCAAGTTTTTGCCTTACTAGGTAAATCACTTACATTGTTATATTCACTTACATCTACATTTTCTTGTTTACCATAAGCTTTAACAACATTGCTAAAATCCTTAGAAACCTTGCTCCAATCCTTAGTTTCGGTTCCATCATATTTCGGATTATTTGCAAATTCATGTTCCTCTTCTTCACCACCTACAAGCTCGACTTCATACATGTTATCATTGTCTTCGTCGAAAGCCTGTGCTGAAGTTTTCGGATCTGCGCCAAATACACAAACAGAAGCTTCTTTAAACTGACTTTCTCGGAAGATCACTCCCGGACCTTCCAATGTATATCCATTTACTTCTGCTTTTTCACCTTCAGCAAGCTCTTCAAGTTTCGTTCCAATGATTTTTACTGATGCTTGGTAAGGAAAACCTTCCTTAGAATTATTATAAAATTCTTGAGCATCTTCATTGTTCAAAACTTGAATACCAGAAAACTTAACTTTGTTTTCTGATGTATCCGGTTTATTGTTCGCAAATCCTATCTTTCGACTCACATCATGTTGTTCAAGGATCGGATAGGGTGGTTTACCAAATCTTATTCCACTTACATCAATTGCGAGTTTATCCCAAATGAAATGGTTTCTAATGATTC